GCATAAGATAATTCATCAAGAATAGTATTCATCAAAATCCTCTTCGCTATATATATCTTTTATTTCTATTTTTTTCATTTTATAATAATTTCCCAAATATTCAATATCTCCATTTTTATCTATAAAAGGGATACAAATATTTTCTTGCCTGTTCAAATAAATATTTTCAAGTAAATCTTCTCCAAAAACATTCCACAAAAATGTTTTGTTATCATTTTTGTGTGTTATATAGCAAATATCAACCGCCATATTTGCTAATTCAGATCCATTTGATGATATATAATTTGCCTCTTGTCTAATATATTTATTAAATTGTTCAATAGTTTTAAACTTATAATTATCATCAATATCTTTTATTTTTGAAAAATTTCTTTTTTCACTTTTATATTTTTTATATAAATCATATAATTTTTTATATTTTTCTGGATCTGTCGCTATATTTTTATTCTTTAATAACATTATTTGATCATCATCAATTTTATTATTTAATACTGTTTTCATTATTTTTATTTTATTTTCCATAAACAAACATATTTTGTTCATTGTACAATCAGTTTCTAAAAAATCATTATATTTGTAATATTGATCTAATAAGAAATTCTCTTCAAGCGTAGTGTTATTTTTTTTATGATCTTCAATTATTTGATTAAGAGGTTTCCCAAAACTTCTTTTAGAATTTCTATTCCATTTTTCTAAATTATTTAAATATCTTCTATTATAATGAGAATAAACGTATCTCATAAAATAAGCTCTTTTGCTAATTTTTATTTTATTTAAAAATAATTTATTTTCTTTTTCTTCTTCGGAATCATTTTCATTAATTTTATTCCATTTAGTCCAATGAACAGGAAATGGTTTTATCTCTAACCCTTTAGTTGCATCAATTGTACTTCCTTGTTCTTTTCTTAAACACTTTAATCTTTTTATTAATTCATCATACTCTTTGGAATCTTCTTTGAATATAGGCAACATTGCAAATGCGGTTGTAGCCACATTTGTTACAAATCCAACTTTAGAATTAAATCCATTTAAATCAGCTTTATAAAGTTCTTCTTTTTTTATTTTTACTTTTGGAGATTTTTTATTTTCATATGTTATTGGGTTTCCACCATAAGCCCCATTAATAATATCTTTGTTATTAGTGACACACAGGATATCTCCGTCCCAATCCGAATCGGCATGGAGTAAAGTATCATTTCCAAAAATATTATAAACAACACAATTATTTAAATATTGAAACCATTCTTCAATTTTTTCATTAGTTTTTAAATTTAATATGTTTACTTCACTTCTCCAGGTTAAAGGAGCTCGCATTCCGGCTAATTGAGATTCTCCCTTTTTTATCCAATATTTATTATAATGTTCATTTCTTTTTAATAATCCATTAATCGGAAGATCAAATATATATTCAAGAAAAGCATAAGGATCTGAAACCATTATTGTGTAAGAACCATCTACAATTAAATTGCCTATATAGGATTCCTTTATTTTTTTATTTAAACTATGAAGTAAATAATTTTTTATATAAGGATCATTTAAAATATTATGATTTAAAATTATAGCCTTTGTAATTTTATCATTTATCTTTTCAAATATTTCTTTATCATAATCTCCATCTGAAATTTTTCCAAGAAGATATAATAAAGTATAATTAACATCTTTTCTAGTTATTTTATCAAAATATTCCAATGTCTTTTTAGTAAGACTTTCAATTGACTGATCATTTAAATTTAATGCTTGTATAAATTGATAATTTAAAAAAGTATGTCTGGAATCATATTTTGGAGCAACTCTGGTAACAGACCATTGTAAGTTATTCAACTTAGATTTCTTTTTATAATCAGAAATAGAAGCAAAGGCATTCCATAATTTAAATTGAGATTGTGTTAAAATTACATCCATATCCCTAATATTAACGTTATTACCATAAATGTCAGTAATAAATCTTTTTCCTATTTCGTCTGAAAATTTATGAAAATCAATTACTACTACAAGCCCTTTTATAAAATTAGACCTAATTATAAAAGAAGAAGGAATATAGTCTAATTCTAATTCATCAGCCCATTGTTGAGCCATTTTAGGAGATATAATTCCCTGTCCATCCCATAGGTTAAAAGTAATATTTTTATCCATTTCAATTACTTCATCATCACCATTTTCAATTTCTTTTACAAAATCAACTTTTTCTGTTCTAATAATTTCCTTATCTGGAACAACACAGAAATAGGGTTCAGAAACAGGAAGAGATGCTGAGGTTGAAAGCGCAAAATAAGCATTATATTTAGCTGGTGTAATTTCAATATCTTTTCTGTTATTGTCTAAAATTGCATTTAATTTATCAAAATATTTTTCATCAATAAATAGTGCGTTATTTCTTCTGGCGTGTCCTGCGCCACATGCAAATCTTATATACTTTTTATTGTTTAAAATAAAACCATTTTTTCCAATTGTTTTATAATGATTATTATTTTCAACAAAAATAGAAACTATTTCGGGAACAAATAAAATATTGTCAATTTCTTTATCAATTTCTATCAATCTTTTTAAATTCTCTTCAGATGATTTTTTTCTCTTGATTTTTTTTCTTTCTAAGAATAATTCTTGAATATTCTGTTCATTAATAGTGATTTCTTTTATATTTCTCAAACTTCTAAACATTTGAGAATCACCCATAGATACAATTTCTCCGTATCTTCGAGCATCTTTAATTGATAGATTTATGTTATAATTTGAATTTTTCAGTCTTGAAGTTGAAATTTTGAATATGTAATATTGTTGAAGTTTTTTCAAATTAATTATTCCTCTTAAAAATATATTATATATAGATGTTTAAAACATTTTTTATTTACATATATAGAAATATAATCATTATTTTCTTGAACTACTATATTATGAAAAACTTTCTTTGCCAGTTTATCGGGGTATTGATCTTTAAAATGTGTTTCTATAACTATTTTTTTAATTCCTGTATAAAAACCAGTCATTTTATTTTTTCTTAAGTATTTTGAAATTATTTGAGAATGTTTTTTATTTTTCATTTGATTTTTATAAATATATAACATTAATAAAGTAATTGGATAAATTTCAACTCCAAACATTTTTTTAAAAACACTATCTTTATATATATTTCTTCCTCTGGATAATATTTTAGGAATTTTTCCAAAAAGAATTGGAAGTCCATGATAAAATAGGCATGATTCATCATAATTATTATATAAATGTTTTTTCTGTTTTATATTTTTTATTCTTGTTAGTGTCTGATTTTTTATTTTTGTTCCCTTTATGCTATCAACACATTCCAAGCATAAATTAAAAGTTGGATTTAAATTGTCAACAAGTAATTGTTCATAAAAAGTTAAATTATTTGCATCACAATATAATAGAATAGAAAATTCAAAATTCTTATTTTCGTATTTATTATATGAATATTGTAAATATTTATTATAATGTTTGTTTCTTTTTAATTCATAAAAATGTTGATATTTTCTTTTTTTTAAATTTATACTTTGACCAATATAAAAATCGCCTGTAATAATATTTTCAATTTTATATATTCCACAATGATACTTCAAATTATAAAATTTCCTTTAAGTTATTATATACATTCCGGTTTTATTATCTCTTAATTTACGGTTATTTCCTTTTCCAACAACCGTATATTCTCCAGATTTTACTTTTTCTTTATTTTTATTATTAAAGAGAACGGCAGAAAGTAGTAGGCTAAAAATTAAGTGCATGATATGTTCCTTTCTTTTTTTATGAATTATTTTTATTTATATAAAACAGACAATGTTTTATTTATATCTTCATCCCAATTTCCACAAGAGTATTCATCATAATTATAATCTAAAATATTCTGACCATTTATATCAAACCTATAATAAGACATTTCTTCCCAATCAAATTCATTTCTAAATGGATAATGTTCATCTTTTTCCATTGTTTCCTCTAATAAAATTTCATAAAATTCATTACAATATCTGTCTTCATTCATGTCTGTATCTTCTAAATATATTTCTGAAAAATTTTCTAGATAAATATCTTCTAAATCTTCCTCATCAAATATTTTTATTCTTTCTAATAAACTTTTATTATGAGACATTTTTGTTTTTTTTATTCTCTCCTTGTTCGCTTGCTTCTACCAATAATGTGGTATATAATACGAATAAAATTTTTAGTAAACCAGCATAGAGCAAATAATATTCCAATAATAAAAATAAAATCTACACTGGTCTACTAATAGGTATATTATCATGGATTTTATTTTTTGTCAAGAAGAAATGGATAATTAATTAAATGGTGTGTTACACTTGACAACACACTATTGATGTGTTATAAATTGCATTGCTATTTTAAATAGCAAAAAACATCATAAAAGGAAAAATAAATGGTTGATAAAAATGAACGAAAATAAAGAAACTTATTTTGAAGAAGGATCTGGATTAGAATATTTAAAAATTTATAAAGAAGTAGTACATCATTATGGAATAATTACTGCTGCTGTTTTTTCTGTAATTGCAAATTATTCTAAGTATTCCATGTCAGGAGAAAAAAGATGTTCTATTAAATCTGAAGTTGGAATAGGAAATGAATTACAATTAACCTGGACATTGGTAAGAAAATCCATAAAAATATTATTAGAAGATGAATTAATTGAGAAAGTAAATAAAGATGGTTTGTCAGAAGAAAAAACTTTTAATAATGCTAATTGGTATAGACCTATTTCAAAAAATGTATATTTATTAAAAAATAAAGAAAGAAAACCTTTTCCAAAATCTAATTATCAAAGACAAAGATTTCAAGAAGTGGGTCGTGAAAAAACAAAAGAAAATAAAACAATAAAAAATAAAAATAAGAAAAACAAAGAGAAAAATAATGAAGAAATTAATAAAAATATTGATCAAAATATTAACGAAACCGATGAATATTCCTGGTAAAAACATTTTAATTTTTAAAAAATATGTGTTATATAGCGTAACAATGTGTGTTATATGGTATAACTATATTTATGATACAACTTTATTAAAGTGCGTTATAAGGTATAACAATGGTCTGTTATACAGCATAACACATATATGTTATACAGCGTAACACACACCGTTATACAGCGTAACAATAGTGTGTTATACAGCATAACCTTTAAAAGAATATATAAAGAATCAAAGAAATATTAAAAGAACTCTTAAAGAAAGAAATAGTGTACACCAGTAAAATTGCTTACAAAAATTTTTTATATAGCCTACGGCGTTTACGACAAAATAGCAATAAAAATAAAATAGAAGAAACAAGATAAAAAAATAAAATAAAAAAGCAGAAAGGAAAACAATGAAAGATGTAAATGATGAGAATGTAGAAAATGAAAACGAGAATAAAAAGAAAAAAGATAATGAAGAAAATAATAAATTTAATAATCAAGATTTCCTGAATAATATTTCAGAAGAACTGAAAGCAGAAATGGGTTTACTAAAATATTATAGTGGAACTGGTAAAATGATTGGTGCTTTTTATTCTGGATTGCTGGAAGAGGGTAGTATAGATTTAGCAATAGAGTTTACTAAAGTTTTTATTGAGACTTACGTGAATAATTTGTTTAGAGGTCAGAAAGGATAAAGGTAAAGGACATGGAAAAAAATACTAGTAAGGATAAAAATAAAGATAAGAAAAAAAATAAAGAACAGTTATATTGTCAATGGCTGTTACGCAAGAGAACCGGAAATGTTAGTATATTAGATGTTAGTGGGATACCTGTAGAG